CGTTTATTACGTGGGTGGGCAGGTCGTGGACCGGGAAACTATACCCATGGTCGTGGACGGTACCGATGGGAACCCTGGCGGTGACGGCGAATCCGTCAAGGCTGGCGGTGAGTGGCGCACGGCTAATACTCCATACAAGAAGCTCACCATCTGTACGATGGGGAGTCGCTCATGGCTCTCCAAGGTTGATACTTCGAATCCACCTCTGTGGACCCAGACAACTCATGACGGGAGACGCATCCTGCAGACGCAGAACGGCGGCAAGAGCTACGGATATATCATTACGGAAGAAGTGAACACAGCCGAATGGGAGCAGCTGACCCAGGACGGCGGCATGGTCTATCTCATCAGTACATGCAGCAATATACGGGTGAGCAGTGCAGGCTCGCTTGTTCCGTCAGCTTTCCGCGTCTATGCCAAGCGGACGCTCGGTAGCGCCACATTGACCTATCCGGACGGCTATCTGGCCGCACGGGGGTACAGCAACGGGATATGGAGTTCCATTGCCGGGCCGTCGAGGGCTTCCGAGATTACGGTCAACGCTTCGGCGGGATATTCAACGTTCTCAGTCCGCTGTTATCAGAGCCAGGCAGACGCTTCGGCATGGAATGACAGTTTCATTGCCGAGATGTCCGTGGGTGTGAGTTATGACGGTTCAAGCGGACGGGACGCCAGTGAGCCACGCCCACGCGGTTTGTTTGTTAAGGGAAATACATACGTATGGAATGAAGATTACCATGACATCATACTGGCTATATTTAACAACCGTCCCATGCCGTTCCGGGTACGGGCATACGGCTCATCTGTGACAGTTGCGCCTTCCTCGATTGACGGTGATGCGAATTGGGAACCGGCGCAGCAGTTCCAGTTTGTGGCGACAGACCTTTTACTTTCCCGGCAAATTCGTGCTGATGAAATCTATGTGGATGATTTGGTGGTGCAGAACGTGCTGGCAAGGGATAGCGATGGGAATCCGACAGTCGAAATCAATGGAGATGAAAAGAGGTTCACCATAGGCGGCATTGAAATAAATTCCGACGGGTTAGGGTCTAAGATGGCTGATTCCGGAAAACTTGATTTGAACGGGAGTTTTATGCGGCTTGGTTTGGATGGACTAAGAGTAAGGCATTCCCAATATTCGAATCTGGATAACATTATCAGATATGTATATAGTATCGCGACATTGATAGATGGCTGTCTCAAACTGGAATCCAAAGGGGCAGTCTATTCACCCAAAGAGGTATTCTATGCCGTATCAGGCAATTTCGGTTTGAAAATAAACAGTTCCGGGATATACAGGACTTCGGACGGAGGCACAACATGGGTTCAATTATAATTTTAAATATCAGTATTATGAAAGTATTTTATGAAAGCAAAATTGCAAAATGGCTGCTGTGGCAGGGCTACAGCACCATCACATTGGGATGCTTCGTCTTCACCAAGAAAAGCAAGGAGGAGATGAAGCAGAGTACACTTAACCATGAGGCGATTCATGTGCGCCAATGGGAAGAATGTATGATTGCTTCGGCTGTGCTGTTGACGGTAATCATGCTGTTTACCGGATTCTGTATCTGGGTATATCTACTTTCCCCGTTGTGGTTCTACCTTCAGTATGGGTTGGAGTATGCGATTTCATATGTGTATCACTTATACCGTAACCGATGCTGGGTGAATGTGGGTGATAAGGCTTACGGAAATTCAGCGTTTGAAATGGAAGCGGAAGCTAACGAAGAGGTAGACGGTTATCTTGATGTGAGAACTCCTTTTGAGTTCTTCAGATACTACGGAAAAATTTGATTTATAATTTACAAAACGAGAATAAAAACAAAATGTTAAATCGGGTAATATTTCCAGGTGGAATTTATGCCCCTTAAATGTGAGAATATTATGGCAGATGATATTAGAGAAAATGAGATGACCTCAGTCAGCAGCGTGGATTACGTTAGAGGGGTGAAAGGGAAAGATAGCGTGCTGCTGTCAATAATTGATTTATTTTCTAATGTAGTTAGCGGTAGAGGTGCATTTGAAGGTGATGCAAATGAACTAATGAGTCCAGGAATGTATTATATTAATAATAATACTCAAAATACGCCCTCAGGATATTCTGGATTAATGATTGTTTTCTATTTCGGTCGTGCAACAGCTCAAATTGTATACAATGTATTCAACGGAGAATTTAAGAAGAGAGCATTATTGTATAATGGCGGTAAATGGGACACGTGGTCTGATTGGAAGACAATGTAAATTACCAATTTTAGCAGTTTGATTTACCTCTTCTATTTCTTACCCTATCTTCTGCCCCTTAAATGTAAGAATATGGCAGAAGATATTAAAATGAACAGCTTTGCTCAAGCTACGGATGCGGCATATATCTATGCAGAGGCAGCGAATGGTTCGCAGGTGAAGATTAAGAAGAGTGATTTGGTAGAGGTTATTAGAGCAGCGATGCCAGTGGTTACGCAAGAAATTAAAGGTCTTATGCCGCCTAATGCAATTATATATAAAGGTATGTTGGGAGCAACTGACTTAAAGGATGCTGATAGTTCTTTTGGATATGCCTACGGAAATACGGATGGTAGCAATGCGGTTGGTCCTTATTTGTCTTTAAATGTCGCAGGTGGATATATGTTTCAGTTAAAAGTTTCTGTTCTTGGAGACTCTTTAAAATTTAGAACATATCATAAAGATACTGATATTTGGTCCTCTTGGAAGTCTATCAGTTTTACCTAATCTAAGGACTACATTTAACATATCACATCTCTGCCAAAACTTCTGCCCCTTAAATATAAGAAAGATGGCAGATAAGCAGGATATAGCAATGAACCAGTTTCCGATATGGTCAAGTATAGATTATGTGTACGTGGAAAGAGGGAATAGCCAAGGGAAAGTGCATAAAAGTAATTTTTTATCAGCTCTTGTATTGGGAAACAAAAATGAACCATACGATTGTAATGAGATTAAATCAGGTTGTATTATAGGCAGTTCCAAATGGATCAATGCTCCAGTGAATACAATAGCAATATTAGAAACAATACTTTATTCTGAAGATTGGATTATACAAAGATTTTCAGTGCCAGGTTCAACACTGAGATTATTTATCCGTTCATTCTATAATGGTTCTACTTGGAGCGATTGGAAGTCAGTAACTCTTACCTAATTTGACAGTTTTATTTGCCTTTTTCATTTCTTATCCAATCTTGTGCCCCTTAAATATGAGAATATGGCAGAGCAAGATATTAAAGAAAATGCGATGAGTGGTGGAACACCTACAAGACTACGTGGGTTGGCGGCGAACGGCAATAGCATCAGTCCGACATTGGAAGAGGTTATGAATGCGATGGGAATATACACCTATAGTTTTACATTGGCAGCAGGTGAGGAAAAAGACCTTGGAAACCTGGGATATGGCATGTATTTAATCACATCACCACATATTGCAAAAACTGCTATATATAGCTGTGGAGCACATCCGAAGAGTTTTGTATCAGATGGAGGAAGTAATTCATTTTGTGATTATGCAGACGGAACTAAGCTGATTGTTTTCGGACGAAAAGAAATAAATGGAAGTTACTTTATCAAAAGCAATCATTCAGAGATAGCCAGTATTAGAATAAAAAGGATTAGTGTATAAAAAGTAAACATTATTGATTGCTTCTTGCATAAACTTTATTTTATTTTTTTTCTATTCATATCTTCTGCCCCTTAAATGTATTAAGTATGGCAGATGATATTAAGGAAAATGCAATGAGTGGTGGTACTCCGGCACGGCTGCGTGGGCTGGCGGCAAACGGCAACAGTATATCACCAACATTGGAAGAGGTAATGAATGCGATGGGAATATACACCTATAGTTTTACATTGGCAGCAGGTGAGGAAAAAGACCTTGGAGACCTGGGATATGGCATGTATTTAATCACATCGCCAAATATTGCAAAAACTGCTATATATAGCTGTGGAGCACATCCGAAGAGTTTTGTATCAGATGCAGGTACAAATGCTTACTGTGATTATGAAGACGGAACTAAGCTGATTGTTTTCGGACGAAAAGAAATAAATGGAAGTTACTTTATCAAAAGCAATCATTCAAAGATAGCCAGTATTAAAATAAAAAGGATTAGTGTATAAAAAGTAAACATTATTGATTGCTTCTTGCATAAACTTTATTTTATTTTTTTCTATTCGTATCTTCTGCCCCTTAAAGGTACAATAAGATTATGGCAGATATAAATATGAATGCGTTCCAAGTGGTAACTGATGCTGATTATGTGTATGTGGAAAAAGGGAATAGCCAAGGGAAGATTAAGAAAAGCGAGCTAATACACGTTAATGCATCAACGGGATTTAATGGCGATTTTAAAGACCCCGCAAATTTCCCAAAATCAGGAATTGTTATTTATAATGTTAATACAGATTCAAGTGGTATAACAAATGCTCCAAGTGGAATTAGTGCTTTTTATGGAATAGTTGAAATAATATCTCGAACAGATATAACGAGTAATGTTATAAATGTTGTAACTATAAAAATTTATGAACATATTAAAAGATGTTTTATGATAATGGGGGTTAAGCATACCGGGGAAAATACGTATAACTGGGGAGAATGGAAACAAATATATTGACATAATTAAACCCGTTCCGGCCATCTCGGTCAGAACGGGTAGTAAGTTTAGGTAATAGATATTTTCTTCCATGTCAGTTGAACTTCTTCTCCTACTGGAACAGAAATGTCTGATGAATAACCAATATTCACACCATTTTCGCTAAATTCATATACAAACCTTTTAAGAATAATGCTGGTCGTTGAAACCCATTTGTCCCCTTTAATATTTCTTATCCCTTTTAAAATACAAACATTCCCAGAGCTATATCTGCTTCCAAGTGATGACATGATACCATTTGGATATTTTCCAGCAATCCATAGACTACCATCCGTAGTTGTATTATCACCAAGAGTTAAGATGGTAAAAGCAGAACTTAGTAAGTTGATTAAATCCGTTTTCTTGATTTTTGCTTGGCTACCATTTAACTCTATATAAATGTATTCACAGTCTGTTTTGACTGGAAACTGATTCATCGCTATATCTTGCTTCTCTGCCATCTTTCTTATATTTAAGGGGCAAAGGATATGGCAGAAGAAATGTAATATTAATCTACAGCCTAATTTAGGTAAAGTAGATTGAATTTTAGCTTATAAATGTAAGCGCAATACTGGCGATGTCTTT